TTTGACGAGTTTGGCCAGGTGGAAACAATTGCGATAGGACCAGGTAACGAAGTCTACAACGGCCATCAGCGTCTCAACGTCCTGATGCAACAGCATGGCGGCGACTATGAGGTCGAGGTCAGGGTATCCAGCCGGACGCTGACCGAGAAAGAGCGCGAGAAGCTGACGGTCTATCTGCACAAAGGGGCTGCAGGGGACTGGGATTTTGATTTGCTGGCGAACAATTTTGAGCTTGACGATTTATTGGAATGGGGCTTTGATAAAAAGGAACTCGACCTTGACTTGTGGGCTGGTGAACCGCCAGATGATGTTGAGCCACAGATTGACAAGGCAGAGGAGCTCAGAGAAAAATGGGGTGTTAAAACAGGAAATATGTATGGGCTTGGGGCATTTACTGTTTGCCCTAAGTGCGGGAAGATACACGACCTATGAAAACATGTTCATGTACTTTTCTATGGCATTTCTGGCAAAGTGTTATTCCGTTGTTTACGTCATATCGGAGTTCTTTATGAGTTGCAAATGGCTTTATGTGATGGGGGTGCAACACAATAGCGTGACCATTGCCGCTATGGTCTCCACATTCCTGGCAGGTGTAATTATCGCGCTCAAATACTTGCTTGCGCCATTCTTTATATTCGGCAGTATCGCGGGCGAGTCTATTTTCGTGAGTTTTATAAATATGGTTTTTCCACTTGGTTTGATTTGCTTTTTTAGCTTGTTCTCCAGTTGTTGGGTGTGCAATTTTGGAGCATCGAAAAGAACAGAACTTTCGGAGCATTCCACGCTTTCGATACTTTGGCATCGGTTCTCCGCAGACGGGGCATGGGACTTCAATATTCATGCAGTCTGGGCAAAGTTGATAGAACGCATCAACATTTTGACGGCGCTGCTTGCATACCTTACAGGTCTTGCCGATGCGGCGCGTATCAGCCTTATTGCGCGCAGTGCAGGCGACACAAGTTGTATTTTTGGCTGGCTTACCCATCACGGTTATAGATGGAGTAAGTACACCACAATCAGTACATGGTTTCATATTGGATTGATAGCACGATTCACAGATGCGGTATTTGCCGCTGTCAGACTTACAGATAAAACACCTATTCTTTGCCATACAACCATTATATCACAATTGCCCGAATTAGCGAAGGTGAAATTATGAGATGCGAATGTGGTTATGAATTTGAACCCGAAATAAAATATCGCCATTATATTATCTGCGGGGACTGCACGGATAAGGCGGTGGTGGATAGAGTAATGGGGGGAGAGAAGGCGGATATGGTGTTTACCGACCCGCCTTATGGGATGAACCTTGATGCTGATTATGAAGCGATGAGCAAAAATTCAACCAAAGTAAAAGGGGTTAAATATTCAAATGTAATTGGGGACGATAAAGACTTTGACCCGCGACCATATATAGCAATGTTTCCAGAAGCTAAAGAGCAACTATGGTGGGGTGCGGATTATTACTATGACAAATTACCGCCTAACGGTTCTTGGATGGTCTGGGTAAAACGAAACGAAAACATGACAGATATTATTGGCAATCACTTTGAAGTTTGTTGGTCAATGGGAAGCCATAAACGCAGAGTAATTTATAAAGCATGGAGTGGAGTAACTGCTCGCAATCCTGAGTTTCCGCGAGAACATCCAACAGAGAAACCAATAGCATTAAGCGGGGATTTGATAAACGAGTTTACAGACATAAGCGACATCGTTGTGGATATCTTTCTCGGCTCAGGCACGACCCTCATCGCTTGCGAGCGGTTGGGGCGCAAATGTAGAGCGATCGAGATAAGCGCTGGGTATGTTGGCGTAACCCTGCAAAGATTTTATGATATGACTGGTGTTTTGCCGGAGTTGGTGGAACAGGCGTAATGGCGCAAAAATTGAGTAACAGTGAGAAACAGAGAGAGAATGGCTAATCCACAGAACTTAAAACCATTCAAAAAAGGAGACCCCCGGATAAACAGGAAGGGGCGTCCGAAGGACTTTAATTCATTCCGAGAACTTGCCAAGCAGATCGCGCACGAGGCCGCGCTCAAGAACGGCGAGCCGCTGGTCATCGACGGGCACATCGTTTCGGTGACCGAGGCGATCCTACGGCAATGGGCACAGAGCAAGGATCCGCGCTTGCAGCAGGCGTTCATCGAGGTCGCGTATGGCAAGGTGCCGACACAGACGCAGATCACCGGCGTCGACGGTGGCCCGATCGTCATAGATTGGGGAGATCATGCCGGCGACAGTGATTAAGGCTGGGCTGCACCAGGCGCAGTGGCAAATCCATTCTGACGTGTCACGGTTCAGGGTCGTGGACGCTGGGCGGAGGTTTGGTAAAACGAGATTGGGCGTCATGGAGTGCATAGACGTAGCAAACAAGGGCAAGCGGGCCTGGTGGGTAGCGCCGTCGTACAAGATTAGCCAGGTAGGATGGCGTCCATTGCGGCGCATTGGTGGGCGCATACCTGGTTCCGAGGTGCGATTAGGTGATTTAAGCGTGATCATGCCGTCAGGTGGTGAAGTTGTCGTGCGTTCAGCGGATAACCCGGACAGTTTGCGCGGTGAAGGGCTTGACTTTGTTGTCTTTGACGAGTGTGCATTCATGAAAGAGGAAGCCTGGACGGAAGCTTTGCGGCCCGCGTTATCCGACCGACAGGGACGGGCGTTATTCATATCGACCCCGCGTGGACATAACTGGTTTCATGGCTTATATCAGCGCGGTATCGGCGGCGAGGATGGCTGGCAGTCTTTTACCTTCCCGACCAGCTCCAACCCATATATTCCCACTGCAGAGATCGAATCAGCGCGGAAGGAACTGCCAGAGATCATCTTTCGTCAGGAATACCTGGCTGAATTCGTTGACAGTGATGGTGCGGTATTTCGGCGGGTGCAGGAAGCGGCGGTGCTGGATCCGCTTGAAGGACCACTGCCCCGTCATCAATACAGCGCAGGTGTTGACGTTGCCTCCAGCGTGGATTACACGGTGGTGACCATCCTTGACATGCAGAGCAAGGACATGGTTTTCATGGATCGATTCAACCGCGTGGATTATCCTGTTTTGATTGACCGGCTCGCGGCGATCTACGAGCGCTGGAAGCTGTCTGGAATGGTGATCGAAGCCAACAGCATCGGGCAACCTGTGATTGACCACATGCTGCGGCGTGGTATTGGCGTGACGCCATTCACGACGACCAACACCAGCAAACAGATGATCATTCAGGCGCTGCAAAGCGCATTTGAGAATTCGAGCATTAAGATTTTGAATGTCCCGGTGCTTATCGGTGAGTTATTGAGTTTTGAGAGTAAGCGCACAATCAGCGGCAGCTTTAGCTATTCTGCGCCGGACGGAATGCACGATGATAGCGTCATGAGTCTGGCGCTGGCGTTGTACGGCTGCAGCGGTGCGAACTGGTTGGTATCATAAGGCGGTGAGAATGGCAAGGACATTTTACACAAACGGAACAAGCATCAAAAATATCGATTTCCCCCAATATCCAGATGCGGCGTGGGATTGGATCGAGGAAGCGCCGAAGACCAAAGACTCGGAACTTTTCAGCCGTGTCGCGGCGGTGTTCCGGGCTGCCAACCTTTCGGCGGATGCCATTGCCGGATTGCCGTTTGCCCTGGTAGACAAGAGCGGCAATGATTATGACGTTTCCGATGACTGGCAGAACAGGGTTGGCTTCATGCCGAATCCGCGTGAGATATTGCGCTTATGGCGCATGAGCCTGTTCATGACAGGATCCGCTTACGGCTTTATGGAAGGGAACCAGGTAAAGAAACGGCTGCGTTACATTGTCCCAACCACTGTCACGCCAAAAGTAAACGCATCCGATGGGCTGGTCGGGTTCAAGCGCAAAGTTGGGAATGAAACGGTGGAATACAGCATCAAGGATAAGCGCATTGTCTACATTTGGCGGCTGGACCATACCACAGAACTGCTTCCGAGCGACAACACGGAATTCAAGGCGTTGATGGCGGCGGCTGGCGTGCTCTTTTATGCCGATTACTATGTGCAGAACTTCTTCCAGCGCGGCGGGATCAAGCCAACCATGTTGTTAGTCAAGGGAGTTTCCAATCCTCAGGACCGGGAGAAGATTGAGAATATCTGGGACAAGGTCGTTCATGGCTGGTACAAGTACCTGGGCAAGGTGTTCAATGCTGACGCGATCGAACCGCATGTTATTGGTGATGGAATTGACAACATGAAAGAGAGCGCCCTTCACCAGGAGAAAATATCTGATATTGCGATGGCTGCCGGGATGCCGCTTTCTTTGCTGCTATCCAACAGCGCAAACTACGCGACGGCGCAAACCGAATACCTGCAATGGTTCCGGGACAGCGTCACGCCCTGGGCAAACTTCATGGCCGACCAGTTGAATAACCAGCTATTCACGCCACTTGGTTTAAAGCTGGACTTCCGCCCTGAGATTACCGATCCCGGACAGGAAGATGAGGCGGAACGCGCCGGTGCGTTCCAGTCGTATGTCAGCGCTGGTCTGAAGCCAAGCATTGCAGCGCAAATCGTTGGCATCGAACTTCCCAATGGGATTGAGTATGAGGATCTGGATCCTGAACCTGAGCCAGAGGATGAGCCGAATCCGGTTATTCCGCAATCAAGCACGGACGAGGAAGGTGATGAAGAACCAGCTGTTCCAGTGCGGTTTATCCCTAACATCGAACAGGTGCGGGAACTGGCGCTGTGGCAATCCATTGCATTGCGCAAGCATAAGCGGTTGGAGTCGATGAAATTCCCGTTCACCTGCAAGGTGATCCCTGCTGATGTTGCAGATATTATTCGGGTACGGCTTTCTGATGCGCAGGATATGGATGGTATCAAGGCGGCGTTTGATGTTGATATGGTTGAACGGAAAGTAAAAGCAGAAAAGCAAATCGAAGTGACATCCGAAATGGCTGAGCTGATCGAAGCGTTGAGCCGGGCAGCTGAGGCAGTGAAACTGGATAGAACAGGAGTGACGAATATCAATATCAATCTGCAGAGAGAGCTTCCCGATGCGGTGCAGGTTTTACATGAAAGCGAGGCTAGTTGATGTGGTTGTTGCCGAGCATGGGGCAGTCAAAGGCGGATGAGCAGGTGATCAAAACCTGCCGGGATATGGGTATGTGTCAGACGGTTGATATAGGCAAGGTGCATAAAACCATTTGCGAAATGGTAGTAAGTTTTTGTTTTTCTTTTCTATTCTGCCATAATGATCTTGTGAGGGCATTGCATGGATGATCTCATCCCGAAGGCTATAAAGATTATCTCTGACAAATACCCGGCGGTCCTTTCAGTGCTGGCGCAGGACAACCTTGAGCTGATCAAGCACACAGAGAACGCCACGTTGGATGATTTCTATTTGCAGGTTCAGGAAAAAGTACTATCGATGCAGGAGCGCGGGATTCATGTGCCCGAAACATTGAAACGCCGGGACCGGCGCGAACCAGCACGCACCCCAAAAGAAATGCTTGAAGACAATATCAACATAACGTTGAAGCGCTATTGGAAGGTTCAGCATAATAAAGTCGTGGAACGGGTTAATGCCATGTTCCCTGACCGTAAATCTTTTATCTCCTTTGATGATATCTTTGACCAGTTTGGTGACCTGTACAATCGCACCATAGCCGCGATTGTGCGCTATCTCATGACTGGTGTTATGGGGGGAGTGGAACTATTTGTCGAGTCGATGGCTCTAACTGTGGATTGGACAATCTACAACCAGAAGGCGCTGGAGTTTGCAAAGACTTACGCATTCGAACTCATCAAGGGCATAGATGCGACCAGCCGCGACAGAGTCAGCGCTGCGGTCCAGTCGTTTATTGAACTGCCAGGATATACAATCGGCGATCTGGAAGATTTGCTGAAGCCAATCTTCGGCGAGACGCGCAGCCGGATGATCGCGGTAACGGAAACGACAAGAGCATATGCGCAAGGGCAGAAGATTGCGGCCGAGGAGATGAAAAAAGAATACCCGGATGTTCGCGTTGTCAAAACGTGGTTCACGAACAATGATGACAAGGTTTGTGAGTTGTGCGGTCCGCTTGACGGCGCCGAGGTTGACAGTGACGCTGAATTTGAGGGCGGCATAGATGCTCCACCGCTTCACCCGAATTGCAGATGCTGGCTCAGCACAAAAACGAGGATCAATGGCTGATGGCGTTCGTATCGAAGTGCGCGGGTTGGATAAACTGGTTGCGAAGTTTGACCAGTTTCGAGAGCAGATTAATAAATCTCTCCAGTCAGCGGCGAAGGAATCGCTAACCGAAGTCCTTGATACACAGGGCTTGCGCAAATATCCGCCTGAGACCGATGCCAACCGCCCGCCGTATCCGTATTATGAGCGTGGCCGCGGAACTTGGACAGGACCAGGTTACAACACCGGATCATCGGAACGTTATGGGACGCGCTGGTATGAAAGTGTTATCCCTTACGGAGCGAAAGCCGTCAATAATGCGAGTTACGCGCCCTATCTTGCTGGCGAGGAACAAAGCAGCAGAATGGCAGAAAAGGGCTGGCGCAAACTTGGCGATGTTGCTGAAGAAAAGCGAGGGACAATCAAGAAAATTTTTGATGGATGGATTGATCGCCTGGTGAAGAATATTGGATTATAGAAATCTTGTGCTATAATTAAATTACAACCGAGACAGGAATTGGCGTGGGCGCGGGTGCGCTAAACTGATAAACCTGACTGGTCGGTGGATACCGAAAGTCGAAACGCAAACCCAGTGGGCGCGTTTTGGCTTTTTTGTTTGGAGGTGCAGATGGAGAACGACAACTTAATTTTTTACGCTGGCGAAGTAAAAGTCCTGGGTGACGGCAAAGTTGCCGGGTACCTGGCGCGATTTGGAACACCAAAGGACGTGGATCTCGAAGGCGATTTCTTTGACAAGGAAACTGACTTCGGGGTCGATGAAGACGCCAAGCTCCCGGTGTACTACCAGCATGGATTTGATTCGCAGTTGAAAAACAAGCGAATTGGCCGGGGAATCGTGAAATATGACGACGTCGGGCTGTGGTTCGAAGCGCAGCTTGAACTGCGAGACGAGTACGAAAAGATGCTCTATGAGCTCGCCGAGAATGGAAAGCTTGGCTGGTCATCGGGTGCAGCTGGGCACCTGGTAGAGCGTGAGAAGGTAGGCAAGTCTTATCACATAAAAAGCTGGCCGATTGCCGAGGCGTCGCTGACGCCAACACCAGCAGAGCCGCGCAACAGCGCCGTGCCGGTGAAGTCATTATTCAAACCAGATACCGAACAGGCGGTGGATACCGCGAAGGTTGAGGAACAAAAAACAAAAACGTTGGAGGACACTATGACCGAAGATGAAATCAAGGCAATGCTTGAGAGTGTTGCCACGAAGGCCGCCGATGAAGCGGTCAAAGCCTTCGCGGAAAAACAACCTGAAGTAAAGGCTGGTTATGACGTGAAGGTTACCGGGGATGAAGCGGACCGAGAGCTTGAAGGGAAGCCCTTCGAAGCAGGCGAGTTTTTCAAAGCCGTCAAGAATGCCGCGTTCTATCCATCACAGATGGACAAGCGGTTACTGCCGCTGAAATCAAACGGGATGAACGAAACCACACCCTCCCAGGGTGGGTTCCTTGTTACCCCAGACATTGCCTCTGGAATTCAACAGTCGATGTGGGGGACCGGAACGGTTTTGAGTCTGTTCAATCCCATCACCGTTTCAGGAAACAGCCTGACCATCAATGCCATTGACGAAACCAACCGCAATGACGGCTACCGCATGGGCGGGATTCAGGGTTACTGGCTGGAAGAGGGCGGCACAAAGACCGCGACAAAGCCGAAGTTCCGCCAGATCGAACTGAAGCTCAAGAAAGTCGCTGCCGCGTGCTATGCGACCGATGAACTTCTTGAGGATGCCGGGGCGTTGGCAAGCTGGATCAATAACAACGTCCCGAATGAACTGCGGTTCAAAGTTGAGCAAGCTTTGATTAACGGTAACGGTGTTGGCAAGCCGTTGGGTATTTTGCAGTCGCCCGCGCTGGTGAGCGCGACCCGAACCGACGCAAGCGAGATTGACTCCTACGATGTGACCCGCATGTGGGCGGCACGGTACCCGGGCGTCAATGATTACGTCTGGCTGATCAACGCCAACGCGACTCAGCAGCTCTATAACCTCAACCTGGCCAACCAGCCCGTATTCCTGCCCCCGGGCGGATTCAGCGGGTCTATGTACGGTTCG